GGTTATCGCTCGCCACGGGAATATCTGCGGCAGCAGGCCAGTAATGGGTTAAGTGATAACAGGTGTCTGGAAATATAGGGGCAAATCCAGTACACCTCGATTGGTGTGCTGAACACACTTATACACTGGGTGGTTTTTGGTGTATGTATCTATGCCGCGCATACCAATCAGGCTCTGGCAAACTTCGCAGGTTTCGTTGTGGCTGTGAGTTTTAGCTTCTTCGCGAATGCAAAATTCACATTCAAAGCATCAACTACAACGATGCGCTACATGTTATATGTCGGGTTCATGGGAACACTGAGTGCTACTGTTGGATGGGCTGCTGATAGATGCGCACTTCCTCCGATGATAACTCTTGTTACCTTCTCCGCCATCAGCCTAGTGTGCGGTTTCGTCTATTCAAAGTTCATTGTCTTTAGGGATGCGAAATGAAAATTTCTTTAGTCGTTCCGGTCTTTAACGAAGAGGCCACGATACCTATTTTTTATAAAACCGTGCGCGAATTTGAAGGGCTTCAGCAGCATGAAGTCGAGATAGTCTTCATAAACGATGGCAGCAAAGACGCTACAGAATCAATTATCAACGAGCTTGCTGTTGCCGACCCGCTTGTGGTTTCGCTGTCGTTCACACGTAACTTCGGCAAAGAACCTGCCCTGTTCGCAGGTCTGGACCATGCTACCGGGGAGGCAATTATCCCGATTGACGTTGATCTGCAAGACCCTATCGAAGTTATTCCTCACTTGATAGAGAAATGGCAGGCCGGTGCAGATATGGTTCTGGCTAAACGCTCTGACCGCTCCACTGACAGCAGGCTGAAGCGTAAATCTGCTGAGTGGTTCTATAAACTTCATAACAAAATCAGCAACCCTCAGATAGAAGAGAATGTTGGCGACTTCCGGCTCATGTCTCGCGAAGTAGTAGAAAACATTAAGCTCATGCCAGAACGAAACCTGTTTATGAAGGGTGTGCTGAGCTGGGTTGGTGGTCGAACCGATGTCGTAGAATATGCGCGAGCAGAACGAGTTGCAGGAAGCACAAAGTTCAATGGATGGAAGCTATGGAACTTGGCGCTGGAAGGGATCACTAGCTTCTCAACATTCCCGCTTCGCATGTGGACCTATATTGGGTTATTTATTGCATGTATATCATTTACATACGGTTCATGGATGATAATTGATAAATTAATTTTTGGTAATAATGTACCTGGATACCCTTCAATTCTTGTATCAATATTATTTCTTGGCGGCATCCAGTTAATTGGGATTGGAGTGCTCGGTGAGTATATTGGTAGAATTTACATTGAAGTTAAGCAGCGTCCAAAGTATGTACTTAAGGGTAAAAATGAGCAAGAAGCTTGAGCTTTTATATTGGCTGGCAACATTTATTGTATTATCAATAATTTACTCAATGATTGCTAAAAACATAATTCCAAACTCAGATGTCATGTCTTCATTCAGAGAGGCAAGGGATATTACTGAAGGAAATATTTTTCTCAGTGGGTGGGATTTATCAACTGTATCATTCTATTTCACAGAAATAATACCATATGCTATAGCGATAAAAATAATAGGATTTAATGAAAATCTGTACTATATTGTGCCTGGAGTTTTCATGTCTATATTAGTAACACTATCGCTATATATCTCTCATACTAAAAGTAGGGCATCGTTATGGCCTGTTCTTTCTGTATTTGGAATTCCAACGGTTTTCTCATCAAGTATAATGCTTATAGCATGTATACATATTGGTGCGTACATTTACATGCTGGCGATCATACTAATAATAGATAGATACAGAAAGAAAAATGATTTAAAATTACTTTTTCCATATGTATTTATGTTATCGTTGCTTGTTTTTAGTGATGATATATCTAAATATGCCTTTATAATACCTATAGTTTTTGTTTGCATATATAGAATGTATGCTTCTCTAATGAAAAGAGATTCGTTGAATACTAATGATTTGTTATTGTTGGTTTTCACTATATCATCTATATTTATTGCTGAGCTCATATCATTTATATTCATTAAGCTTGGTGGATTTAACCTGCCAGGCATAACCAAACCTCACATAGTAGAGTTTCAACAAATAACAAGCAACATATCTCTTGTTATCATGGGCGTATTCAAATTTTTTGGTGGGTACGCGTTTGGAATGGAGATAGGTAGCTTTAACTCATTATTCACCATGATAAAGGTGTTTTTCATTTTTGTATTCTTATTTTTATCTTATAAAAACATTCTTAAATTTAAAGAAATTGATTTTATTGACCAGGTTCTTATTGTATCATCATTAGTCATGTTGATTGCCTATGTTTCAAGTGACAGGCCAACAAATCTTTCCTCAATTAGATACATAGTCCCAACGTTTATTTTCATGTCAATTGTGATTGCTAGAAATTCTTTCTCCTTACCAGTGAAGACAAATTTACTAATATCATTAATCGTTATTGCGTTATCGTTGCCAACGATGGCAACAACAAAAAACATTGTTAATAAAAATGATATTACAATAGAATTAAGAGATTTCTTAATAAAAAATAAACTACAAAGAGGTTATGCATCATTTTGGTTTGCATCATCTGTTGCTGGATTTAGTGATATCAACGTAGCTCCATTTGAGTCGTATGGTGATAGATTCACACCATATAATTGGTTATCAAAAAAAGAATGGTACCAAAAAGGAGCTAATTTTTTAATTGCTGATGATGTAGAGCAAGAGGAAAAGGCCATAAAACAGTTTGGGCAGCCTGATAGCACTCATAAAATACAAGACAAAAAAGTTCTTATTTGGAAAAATGGAATAGATTCACTTTAGTTTAATATGTTTTTTATTGGTGCCGCATGCGCGGCACCAGAATTATACATCTACACCATCAGCTCTTTTCCATGTGGATGTGGTTATGTTCCACCAAACAGGAAGGCCGAGCGTTGTATCGTAGTATTCAACTGGCACAATTGAAGAGACAGGCCTCTGCGCAGTTGTACCATATAACAAAGATGCCAACGGAGAAGTGCAGGCCGCAAACTGACTGATGATGAAAAAACGCGGCTGAATGCGGTACTCGACTACATCGACGCAGTGACAGCAGTTGATGCTGACGCTGCGCCTGATATCAACTGGCCCGCTCCCCCGGTTGCGTAGGCCACTCTATTTCGGGTGCCGCTGAGGTATCAACACGGTTCAGCAGAACCCGGTATTTTTTCCACTCAGTGAGCGCGGCAGTCTCTGCATCTGTAGCAATGCCGAGATCAACAGCATCCTGAAGTGGAGCAATCTCGGCATCGGCCACAGCCCGCAAACCTGACCGCATAACAGCCGCGTCAGCGACGTGGTCAATCACTGGGTCAGATAAATACGGCAATCCTGAGCCATTTGGCGTAATGTTTTTTCCGGCACTCTGTCCGTTAATTAATTCACTGTACAGTTCTGCCGTTATTTCAACGGCGTCTGGTGGCAGTGATTTGTATTTTTCGCCATCCGGGTACAGGCCGCCGGTCTCAGGAGAATAATAAATCGTCATAATTAATACCCTATAGCCAGATAGTTATACGCAACGCCGCTGCTGCTGGGTGTGCCATCGGCGGTTGAGGAATAAATGGAGATTGTCGATAACGTTGTGCTGACACCGGCAAACCCACTAGGTGTAGTCGATGCTGAGTTTGTCACCAGCTTACACAGCACTGCTGTCGGGAACGTTTTGGCGAAGGACTGCGTGAAAGAACCATTACTGCCGGTTGATCCAAATCCCCAGCAGAGCAACAGAATTTTTTTCGCGCCCGATATCACAAGTGGAATTTCTGCGTATCCTGTAGTTCCAAGGCTGCCACCTCCAACCCCTGCCAGAACCAGATCCAACAAACCAAGGTTTTTGAGAAACTCTGAAACATCAGCAATGTCTTTGCCATTGGCTGCCTTGTCCATCTTTCCGGCAAGCGCATTTGTCATGGTGGTGGCAAAATTAGGATCATTTCCCAACGCCGCCGCCAGTTCGTTAAGCGTATCGAGTGCAGTTGGAGAAGATGCCACCAGTGCCGCAATTGCCGCCTGCACAAAAGCAGTGTTTGCTAGTTGCGTGGAATTATTGCCTGCCGCTGCCGTTGGTGCTTTTGGCGTACCAGTGAATGTCGGACTGGCTTTGGTCGCATATTGCGTATGAGGATCTGCAGCTGCAAGGTGTTTAGCCATCAGGTCATCGACATACACTTTTAGCTCCAGCACCTTGTCATCCACATACTTGCGAGTTGCCAGCACTACTGCAGGGTCAATTTTCAGGGTGATATTATCGGTGCTGCTGGTAATCAGCACCATGCGCACGGTCTGCGTGCGCCCGCTCCCCTCCGCGAGCTGCGGCTTGTAGCTCTCCGGGCAGTTTCCCACGGCAATCAATGCGCCGGTATCATCGAAAAGACCGACCTCACGAATCCACCAACCGCCTTCCGTTTCGGGGATCACCTGCTCAGCAATAATCTGGCTACTGTTTTGCGGATCGATATACAGCATATTCAGCGCGGCGCGTCGTTTTTCAGCAACTAACGCGGTCTGCTGCGCGCTTGGTGTGGGTAATACGCCGCCACCGTCGCCCACCGCCATCTGGGTAATTTTCAGCGGAACACCAAGCGCGGCGGCGCTTGCCAGTTTCGCCGCACCGATATCCGTCAGCAGGGTATAAAATTTTGCGCTCATGGATTCACTCTCATTGTGTCAATAACATGGACCGCCCCGCCCTCATAAGCGGTGCCGCCGGAAATAATGGTTTCGTTGATATACGGGTAGATCGTGATTTCTTCGCCGGTGTAGGTGGCGGCACCCACAAAATAAGGGCCGCTGGTCTGCAGGTTGATGGACATGCCGATCAGATGGCGGCTGCACGGCTTGGCGTCACCGATCAGGCGCTCCAGTTCCAGATAGGTTTCTTCCGTGATGCCCTGGTCCTGCACACCAATGTCCAGGCGAAACGTCCCCGGCGTCTCGCCGGTCTGCCACCACTCAATGATGCGGATCAGGAAGCCGAACGGCTCCACCACGCGCCGCACGGCGCTGGTTGTCCCTTTGTGCTGATGGATGTAGAAAGCATCCAGCACCACGCGGCGCTTGACGCTCTCCGTCCAGCTTTCGTCCCAGCGGTCAACGGAAAATGCCCACGCCAGATACGGCAGAAAGCTGACCGGACACGTTGCCGGGTTCCACAAGTCGCGCAGCGGCACCTGCAGATCGGAAATGCCGCTGCAGGTCTGCGCCAGTCGGCGCTCAAGCGGCGATGAACCGGGCGGCAGCAGGCTATTCATCCGTGCCCCCGTTGGTTACGCTCCATTCCGTACAGGATGCCGCCTGCGTCTTATCCAGCACCACATCATCCAGCGGGGAGGCCAGATCCACACGCTGGACACCCTCAACGTGCAGCGCGGCATAAATGGCGCTGCGACGGATATCACGGCCCAGCCGCGTCTGGCTGGCGATGTACTTCTGCAGGCTGGCTTTTGCCGCCGCCATCACCGGCTCAGCTTCCGGCCCCGGATAAAGAAAGATCGTCGCATCCACGCTGTACGGGATTATTTCGGCGCTGCGCACCGTCAGGCGGTCTGCCACCGGGCGCACGTTCTCACTGTTAAGCGCCTGCTCCACCACCGCCAGCAGATCAGCCTCTGCCGTACCGTCACCCTCACGGCTCAGTACGGTAAGCACCACCTCCGCCGGTGCCGGGCTGGTTGCGCTGGCATCCGCCACGCGCCCGTCCGCGCTTTTGGCGTGAAACTCATAGGCCGCCGTCGGTCCTGCAACGGACAATCCTTCAAACGCAGCCGGAATACGCAGGCGCAGTGCCTCATCACTTTCCATTACTGCCGCGACCGGCGGCACCGCGTCGTTGTCGGCAGGCGTTACCGTCAGGCGTTTCACGTTGTAGTTGGCTGCCAGCTGATCGAGATCGCCGCCGATGGCATACGCCACCATGACCGCCTGCGCAGCCTCGTTAATACGCTGGCGCAAAAGGATTTCACGGTAGGTGCTTTCCTGAAGCAGCTTGGTGACGGGTTCAGATTCCAGCACCAGCGTGCGCCGCACCGCGTCCTGCTCATCCGCCGGATAAAGGGCCACAAATGCGGCCTTGCGCTCAGCCAGCAGCGTCTCAAAATCCGGTACGTCCACTATCTGCGGCGCGGGCAACTGGGAAAGGTCAATCACTGCCATTGTCTGCTCCTGTTGATACGGAAAGGGAAACCGGCGCGCCGTTATTGCGCTGCCCGGTAAGCTCAACCACCATGGAGCCGTCAAAATTGCTGCTGATGGTGATGGAATCCAGCGTAAGCCGTGGCTCCCAGCGACTCAGCGCCACATAGACCGCAGACATGACCTGCAGGCGTAGCGCCGGGTTCTGCGGCTGGTCAATCAGGGCGGATAGCAGGGAACCATATTCCCGGCGGGCGATCCGGCTGCCCTGGGGAGTCAGCAGAATATCCCGCACTGACTGGCGCAGATGGTCAGTATCAGTAATGGCCTTGCCGTTGCCCTGGCTCATGCCGATATACAGCGTCATACCGGTCCTCCTGACGTATCGCCGCCGGACTTAACGCCGGTGTGACCGTGTTTATCCACCACGATCCCGTTGGAACTCATCGCGCCGCCGCCCTGGGTGACGCCGCCTTTGATCACCATCTCGCTGTTAATGCGCGTGGTGTCAGCCTCCACCACAAACTCACCGGTTTTGAGAGTGATATTGTCCGCCGCCTCGATCACCATGGATTTGATACCCCGGACATGCCACCGCCCGGTGGCGGGTTCATACTCAAACCAGCCTCCGTCCGGGTACTCCGTCACGCAACCATCCACGGAGTCCGACGGCGGCGCAAACTGATTGGAATAGATGGCAGGCAACGCAAAAGCAGTTTCCAGATTGCCGCCCATACTCAGCACCACCACCTGCTCATCCGGCGACGGGCACCACCATGTACGGGCACCGCCTGCGCGCAGTGTCAGCCAGTTAATCCAGTTGGTTTCAAGCTCGCCCACCTTCACCCGGCACAGCCAGTTTTCCCGGTCCACTTCGGTTACGGTGCCGGTGCGGATCAGGTTGGTGATAAGGCGCATGATTTCGGTTAGTTGTGCGTTCATAACGAAAGGTTGCCATCAGAGGGAAAAGGGAGGCAGCGTTGGGTTTTGTGCCATCGGTGACACAAATTTCACTCCGACAGCCAGCGCAACAGCGTGTCACGGGTGATGGTTTCCACCTCATCATTCACGCCTAAAAGACGGCGTGCCGGGTACCGGGCCTCCGGGCCGTTGCGTCTGACTCGATCACGCAGACCATAATGGTGAACACGGGCGATGCGCTGGACTTTCCCATCAAACTGCACGCTGGCAGAGTCCGCAGTGGCTGCGGTCTTAAGGTATTTAGTAGTGCGCAATTTGGCGAACATCTGGCGCTTGATGCGCCCCTTTTTACTTCTGGCCGTCACCCGGCGCGGCTCAAAGGCGGTGCCGTCTGGATTGCGCTGCAGCCTGATGTTTTGCTGTTGCGACCGGCGCAGCTCCTGCGCCAGTTGTCGCATCATACGGTTGCGGGCTGCCGGTTCCAGATTCGCCAGCAGGGCCGCCAGCCAGTCATCCACCCTCTGCAGGTCATCCACGTTTCACCGTCCACATTTCTTCGGGTACGTCGGGTTCCGGCACCGCTTCAACGCTCGATACAGTGCCGTCTGTGCTGACAATCACGCGCTCCGTGAGCTGCAGATTGAGGCTGATATCACACAGATCGTTGCTCAGGATATCGACGTCAAAGGTAAAAAGTTTTTCGCGCAGCTCCGGGTTGTTAATAGCGTCCGGTTGATTGGTCATTAACCAGAGCAGCACGGGCGCCATCACTAAATTCTGGTCGCCGCTAAAGTCTTCAATCACCACGTTCAGGGTGTAGCGATATTCCCATGACATTGAACGGGCGCCGGTTGCGACCAGCGAACCGTTATCAACAAAAAGGTGCAGTTTGTCCGGGTTGTCACGGACATACGCCACCGATTTATTCAGGGCGTTGCGTAAGGACTGCGGCTTGTTCACTGTCTCGCTCCTGACACGCAATGATCGTGTCCACTTTGTCGGCACATGCAGCCCAGGCGGCCTCAGTCTCATCCAGCACCTGGTTCAAATCCCCATTACTGCGCGGCGCTGACCTGTCCAGACGGCACTGCGTCACTTTTGGACAACCACTCACGGTAAGCTGCACCTCCGGCGAGGGGCGGGCGGTCCCGCAGCCTGATAATGTCAGCAGGCAAAGGAGTGTCAGCCCAGCGGCGTAAATCCTCGTTTTCACGTTTTAGCTCCTCGATCCGGCGCTGGCGACTCCGCAACAGCGCGGAAGTCTCCTCCGCTGCAGCATAAAGTTGCGTTTGCGCCCTGCTGTTGGTTTCGGTAAGAATGGACAGGCTGATAAGCTGGCTGTTTTTCTTCGCCAGCTCCTGCTTGTTATTTTTAAGCGCCTCAGCCTGCGTCGCGATGGTGTGACCGGCATTGTTGAGCCGCCATGACTGCCAGCCCAGCAACGCCAGCACCAGAGCCAGGATCACCGCCAGCGCGCGCGTCATGCCCCCGCCCCTTTAAGGCACCAGGCAAGCTCACGGTCGCGCCTGTTTTCCAGCCCTTTATTCCGTTGACCATTTACATAAATCCAGCGGGGGAGCTGGTTGCACGCCTGCCACCATTGCTGGCGATTGATGTAAGAAACCATTGTTGATCGGCAGATTGCCCCCGTTCCGACATTAAAGCCGATACTGATCAGGGCATCGTAAACATGCTGAGGTGGCTTAACCTGCAGGCAGGCTTCAATCCTTTTTTCCGTCAGCAACACGTTATTAATCAGCCCCTGCGCGGCCTGTCGCTCCGTTATGGTTTTGCCCGGCACTACCCCGGACGTATTGCCGATCCCGTCAGTCCAGACCCCGGCGCTGCACTGGTATGGCTGCAGGCGGCACCCTTCGAAATCAGCAATCAGTTTCAGCCCCTCGACAGAGGTATGAAGCAACTGAAAGCCCGGCAGCGTGGCGGCAATCGCCAGCACCGCGCCGACCATGCAACGCTTAACGATTGAAGGACTCATATTCCCCCCTGGATATTCTGCCGTCCCGCAGCAGCTGGTATGCTTTCCAGCGTAAATAACAGGTCACCGCTGCAGTAATAATTCCCAGCGCAAGACCGGTAATGGTTGATACATCTTTAAGAGACAAATCGCCGAGCCATGCCAGAAGCAGGGCAACGCAGTAAGTGATAAAGGCGCTGATTCGTTCAAGCGTCATAGTTCAGTCCCATAACTGGACAGTCTGCGCGGTGGTTGACGCCGTGATATCCGGCAGCTCCACCTGCAGCCCGTGCGGTAAAAAGGGGCCATATTCAGCCAGCCCCGGATTCGCCTGCAGCACCTGTTCAGTGACTCCCTGCGTGCGCCCGTAATGGCGCCAGCAGAGTGCGTCCACCGTGTCATACTGATGCGCACGCACTTTCATCAAATCAGCTCCACCGTCATATGCGGCATATCGCGCAGGCGGGACTCCGCCCAGCGCACATCGCGCCACAGCTCGCCTAAGGTTGTTTCGATATCTTCGGCTTTCTTGCTTCCGTCGCCGGTTGCGTCAAAATCGCGATAGCGCTCAACCAGGTTTGCTTTTGCCCAGCAAAACACCGCACGGCGATACAGCATGAGCCGCTGGCTTTCGCCGTCGATCACATCGGCAGGGACGTCGGCCAGACTCGCATACCCCTGCGCCCGTTGTTTCTCGCGGAACTCATAAAGATCGGCGTTAACTTCAGCAATCGCTGTCAGCAACGCCAGACGCAGGCGCGGATCGGTGACACTCCCATCCATGCGCATATTACGGCGGAACTCTGAAACCCTGACATCAGGCCAGAAACTGGTGTTTTTAATAACGTCCTGGGTACTTTCCCCGGCCTGTTCCGGCGAAACGAATTGCATATTTCTGGCACTCCCAAATAGTTGGGCGGTGGACGGGGTTTTGACGCGGCATAAAGCCTGTCGCCACCCCGTGCCGCCCCGCGCGTTGGCACGATTCGTTAAGCCGACATTGCCTGTCGCAATCGGCTTTCAAGCTTGTTGATTTCGGTTTTGACGCCAGAACTGTTATCCAGCTGCAGGGCACGCTTCAGATGGTTAAGTGCCGCCACTGCCTGATCGTTATCCCGCAGCGCGTAGCCCATCGCCTTATGAAGTCGGGCGCGGGACTGATCCGGCATATCCTGACCTTCAACGATATCGAGCACCTGGGTAAGAATGGCGGCACTGAATGATTCACCGGCAGAAAAAGCGCGCATTGCCGCGTCGGCAAACTCTTCCGCAACAGCGGTCCCACAGGTCCGGTTGAATCGCTGCGGCAGGACCCACCCGTGTTTAATGGCATGGCGGGCAATGTCCAGCGCGCCGGTATAGTCTCCGGCATCAATGCGCCAGATCATGACGTACATCGCCACGTCGTCCTGGCCTGACGCGTCAGCATCCAGTAAACCGGCAATCCATGAGGCATACGCGGGAAGAAACTCACGTTTGAGCTGAGCCTTGCGCTCATTTGACTGGACGGTTTTAAGGCGCCTGCGGTGTTCTGTCAGCTGTAACAGCATCTGGTTGTAGCCCGTCAGGCTGGCATTACTGCCGCCCTGCCGGGCGGCATCCTGTGCCTGTACATACTGAGTGTGAGCACGGAACGGATTCATTTATCACGCTCCGGCGCCAGCACCGCCAGCTGCCTGCGCATCAAGCGCACCTTTCACCGCTGCCGTGACGATTTCCTGGATGGTTTCAGTTGTCAGCGCTGGGCTGGCATTGCCACCTGCCTGCACGGGCAACAGTTCGATGTTCTCAACCAGGCAAACGCCGTCGTAATCTTCGACAACATACGCCTCGTTAACGGACTCGAAGTTCTCCACACGGTCACGCTTCGGATTGTCGATGACCGAACGGCGGCGGGAGCCTGATTGCCAGTAAATAGACAGGTTATCCAGGCGGGTGATCAGCATGGCATTCGCCGGGAAGAACGGCGCACGAACGGCCGGGAGGTTGCCGATACGCTTCTGGCTGACGATAAGATCTGCCGCCAGCGTTTCGCTGTTTGGCTGGTCACGGTTGACGATCGGGAAATATTTATCCGCCAGTAACTGGCGCCCGACGATAACCACAAGCTCCGTATCTTCCTGATACCACGGCGCGATTTTCTCATTCACGGCACCCATAACCAGCGCGTCCAGATTCAGGAAATCACCGCCTTTACCGACACGGATAGTCTGAGAAATAACCTCGCCTTCGGACACGATCTTATCCATCACCTGAACGGGTTTCTCCTGGCGGATTTTTTCCAGCCAGCCGATATTCACATCCTGCAGCAGTGGATAGGTCGCGCGGTCTGACGTTTTCTCACGCTTCACGCCGTTGAAGCCGATCATGATGCGGTCAAGCGCCTGGCGGGTAATGATGGCGTCACGGATGCGCGTCTGGAAGTCCTGGAATTTGGCCCATAAATCCAGCTTCGCATAGGGCAGCGCCGTATCAGAGTTAGTCTGGGTACACTTGTACCCTTCACCGTCGATGTAAGTCGGATCAACGGGTTCACGGTCTTTCTGGGTGGTATCAGTATTTCCGGCAATACTGGAACCAATACCCAGCCCCAGACGCTCGCCGGACTGCTCATCAACCGGGATAATGTTGATTTTCTGCAGGAACGAGGAAGACTCCTGGATTTTCGTTTCCAGCGTCTGTGCCACTGACGGCTCAGCCGTATATTTCGAGGCGATATCGCTCACAGATACGCCGTTGAGCTTGGCGAGCTGCGTCAGATAACCGTTAAATTTAAAGCGAGTCTCTTTTTTCATTGTGCTTTTGCTCCGTCAGCAATCGGTGGTTTGTTCTGCGCCGTTATTGCCGGTCGCATTAGGGCGGCGTTCGCTGCGGCTGTCCTGAGTGGAAAGCTGCTCACGCAGGGTGGAGAGTGCGCTGGTTGTCTCATCAACAACCTTTTGCATATCGCTCAGCTTGTTACTGAAATCGGTCTGATGGGTGCTGACCTGCTCCGCCAGCGTCTGATGCTCACGCGCGATGGTTTCAACAGCCTGATTCACATCAGCAAAGCGGGCGTTATCATCGGCGCCTTTGCGGGACAGCAGCTCTTTCACGCGGGTAAACAGGCTGGTTTTTTCCGGCACGTCCTCAAACTCGATCAGCGTTTCAAGAGCAGCGGTAAACAGGTTGTCTTTGTCCAGCTTGCGGCGCGCCAGGGGGTTATGTTCTGCGCTGGCGCTGAACTGCAGCATTTCAGTGCCGAGGCTTGCCGGATCGTCAGTAATCGCCAGGCCAACCAGATAAGCGGAGCCGGTATCGGCAAAGCTGGTGTTAACTTCCATTGAGGTGAAAAGTTTCTGCCAGTTGCTGGTCATCGTGACCAGATCGTCAGTCGGGGCAATCCAGCCATACAGCGCCATTTTCCCGGATAATGCCCCTTCGGTGATTTCTTCCGCTTCCAGCTTTTCCACCATGCCAAAACGACGGAAAGGCCCATCAGGGGTGAAGCCCTTGATGTGTTCCATATTGATCAGCGCGGTGTATACCTGCGGGTTATAGCTCGCCGCCATCTGGGTGAGCCATTCACGCTCAATAACGCGCCCGTCAGTAGTGGCCCCTTCGACCCCAATACGAAAACGCTTAGATTTTTTTGCCATCGGTCCGGCTCCGGTTAGTTAGTTCGTAACACGTTCAGAGCCTTATGTTTGCGGCGATGGGCGCGTGTAAACAACGCGTTGGGCTTGTGCGAACTCCCACACAATGCGAAGCCGGGGAAAGTGCTGATTTGAGGCCGTATGTTTGTGCCATGACAACACTAACCCCCGCAGACCTCGATCCCCGTCGTCAGGCAATGCTGATGTACTTTCAGGGATACCGCGTAGCCCGCATTGCTGAAATGCTGGGCGAGAAAGTTGCAACCGTTCACAGCTGGAAAAAACGCGATAAGTGGGGCGAATATGGCCCACTGGATCAGATGCAGCTCACCACCGCCGCACGTTACTGCCAGCTCGTCATGAAGGAGCAGAAGGAAGGAAAGGATTTTAAAGAAATTGACCTGCTGGCGCGTCAGTCCGAACGACAGGCCAGAATCGGCAAATTTAACAATGGCGGGAATGAAGCAGACCTGAATCCGAACGTGGCGAACCGCAATAAAGGTCCGCGCAAGCCGCCGGAAAAAAACCTGTTTACCGACGAGCAGATCGAAAAGCTGGAAGAGATTTTCCGCGCCGGTATGTTCGAGTACCAGCGCCACTGGTGGGACGCTGGCATCAAGCACCGTATCCGCAACCTCTTAAAGTCACGCCAGATCGGTGCAACCTACTATTTCGCCCGTGAAGCGTTGATAGACGCGCTCATCACGGGGCGAAATCAAATCTTTCTGTCAGCGAGTAAAGCTCAGGCGCACGTTTTTAAACAGTACATCATCGACTTTGCAAAAGAGGTGGACGTTGAGCTGAAAGGCGATCCGATGGTGCTGCCTAACGGCGCGTGTCTTTACTTCCTCGGTACAAATGCCCGTACCGCGCAGAGCTATCACGGCAATCTGTATCTTGATGAGTATTTCTGGATACCGAAATTCCAGGAGCTGCGCAAGGTGGCCTCCGGTATGGCGCTGCACAAAAAATGGCGTCAGACCTATTTCTCTACCCCTTCCAGCCTGACGCACAGCGCCTACCCGTTCTGGTCTGGCGCCCTGTTCAATAAAGGGCGCCCGAAAGCCGACAGGGTGGAATTTGACCTTTCTCACAGTAGCCTGGCGCACGGCGTTTTATGCCCTGACGGCCAGTACCGCCAGATAGTCACCATTGAAGATGCCGTAAACGGCGGGTGTAACCTTTTCGACCTGGACCAGCTGCGCCTGGAGTACAGCCCGGACGAATACAACAACCTGCTGATGTGTCAGTTTGTTGACGATCTGGCGTCCGTGTTCCCGCTGGCGTTGCTGCAGTCCTGCATGGTTGACAGCTGGGACGTGTGGGACGATTTCGAACCGCTTTTACTGCGTCCGTTTGCATACCACCCTGTCTGGATTGGCTATGACCCGGCAAAAGGAACGCAGAACGGTGACAGCGCCGGTTGCGTGGTCATTGCGCCTCCCGTCGTCCCCGGCGGTAAATTCCGCATCCTTGAGCGTCACCAGTGGCGCGGGATGGACTTTCGCGCCCAGGCCTCAGCGATTGAGGAAATCACCAGACGCTACAACGTGACCTACATCGGCATTGACTCGACCGGCGTTGGCGATGGCGTTTACAAAACGGTTAAGCAGTTCTTCCCTGCTGCGCGTGAGTTTGTCTACAACCCGACCGTTAAAAATGCCCTGGTGCTTAAAGCCTACGACATCATCAGCGGGCGCCGTCTGGAATTTGACGCGGGGATGCTGGATATCGCGCAGTCCTTTATGTCCATTCGCCGTTCAACCACCGCCAGCGGCAACCGGCCAACCTACGAAGCAGCCCGCACAGAGGAAGCCAGCCACGCGGATTTAGCCTGGGCAACCATGCACGCACTTTATAACGAACCACTGGCAGGAGCTTCCGCCAGTACCAGCAACATCGTGGAGATTTTTTAATGGCTAACTGCAAAAACCGCAGCAAGGCACCGCGCGGCCAGACCGCCACCGATACGGCCAACATGGTCAGTAATGCACATGCGGAGGCGTTTACGTTTGGCGATCCAATCCCCGTGATGGACCGCCGGGAGTTGTTTGATTACCTGGAGTGCGTGCAGGTAGACCGCTGGTACGAACCACCGATCAGCATGGATGGCCTGGCGCGAACTTACCGCGCCGCCGTGCATCACTCCAGCGCTATTCAGGTAAAACGCAATATTCTTACCAGTACCTTCATCCCTCACCGCTGGCTGTCTAAACAAGCCTTTTCACGGTTCGCCCAGGACTTTCTGGTATTCGGTAATGCCTACCTTGAAAAACGCATGAACCGGTTAGGGCAGATCATGGAGCTGCGCGCCTCGCTTGCCAAATATACCCGCCGTGGCATTGACCCGGACACCTACTGGTTTGCACAGTATGGCTACAACTCACAGCCCTATCAGTTCGATGAGGGAAGCGTGTTTCACCTGATGGAACCCGACGTTAACCAGGAGCTTTACGGGATGCCGGAATACCTCTCCGCCATTCCCTCCGCCCTGCTGAATGAATCGGCCACGCTGTTTCGCCGTAAGTATTACCTAAACGGTAGCCATGCTGGCTTTATCATGTACATGAGCGACCCCGCCGCCGATCAGAAAGACGTGGACAACATACGCGAAGCGCTGAAAAAATCGAAAGGGCCAGGCAACTTCCGCAACCTTTTTATGTACAGCCCGAACGGTAAGAAAGACGGTATTCAGATCATCCCGTTGTCAGAAGTCGCAGCGAAAGATGAGTTTCTTAACATCAAAAACGTGAGCCGTGATGACATGCTGGCTGCTCACCGCGTACCGCCCCAACTGATGGGGATCATTCCGACGAATACCGGCGGATTTGGTGATGTCGAAAAAGCTGCGCGCGTGTTCGTACGCAATGAGCTGATGTCTTTACAGAAGCGAATGATGGAAGTTAACGACTGGCTGGACGATGAAGTGATTAGTTTCGAACCATATATCTTAGATGCACGAGATTAGAACAAAAAAAGCGCTCTTAAGAGCGCCTTTTTACATCTTTGCGTTAGCAAACAGCATACGCGCCATCAAATCCAACAGAATGCACCTTCTTTGATGCAACCTCATTACTACGACGTTGGATTACCTTTGCAATGCTTTTTAGAATTGAGGGGGATGCGTTTCTAACCTTTACCTGCTTCAGGACTTTGGTAGCACCAAATTTTACAACCAGCACACCAAAGATTTCATCAGAGTAGGATTCGGAAATTGAATAAACGCCGCTCAAATCCAGATCTACTGAGTTCCCCTCTTTGATAAAAACTTCAATCTTGTGTCGCTGGGGGATAGCCTGATTGCGCGAAGCCAGGTCACCCTCGGGTAACTTGTATGCGATTTTGTTCATTACTCTCCTCCTAACGCCCGCATGATTTCCATAAGCTGAGGGTCATTTTCTTCGTTATCGTTGTCTACTGCCAGTTGATGAATCTTAAAGCGGCATGAAATCGCAACACCCGGCCAATCATTACGTAACTCAGTGTAGCTCACTTCATCACCAATTGCCTCTAAGCATACATTTCCTGTAGCCAGTTGCAATTCCCCGTTGTATGTTTTTACCAATTTCATCAAGTGGTACAACCCAAGCCCTTGATGGTTATTCTCTTTTTCTTTTACAGCAACCCCATTACCAAACATACTTCCACCCATAAAATCCTGAGGAAGCTGTTGCGCCCAATCATCCTGTAGATCGGCATGTTTTGAAGAATGCCCTTCCTGGATACACCATGCGATAGCATCACGATGAGTTTCAATACCCTGAATGCCTGCTCGCCGTAGCTCCCTCAGAAAGCCCAACCCGCAATCGGCTAAAGAAAACTCTAAGTAATGCTCTTGTCTATTCGTATGAGGGACTGCCGAGCGTTGTGCAAAGGAGAAGCCTGTCGATTTACCATGTGACCAGACGTTATCATGAAGCTCGCCTATCACATGAGTCAGGTCCGTAAGCCCCTTTGGGTAGTCTCGCGGATCACGCTCAGGGAAAGTTAACTGCCTTACGCAACTGTTAATGCTACTGGTTGCGGTATCAACAGCCTCAACATTCGTTAGAGCTGTAACTAAACTGTAATTTTTTCCAACATTAACACGCTCTTGCTGATACTGGTCCTGTCCCCATAACGCTCCCTGCAAATTTATGGCTCTCATGTAGTCAGGGCTGGATAAGGTACAGTTTTCCTCAGCAATCCGATGATGGTTTACGTAAGCGGCTAATACGGTAATAAATCCGGGGTGCCAGTGGTTGTTTGGCAAAAGTAACTTGTTCTCATCTTTCTGATGAAATGCAGCTGTGTGAACAATAGCGTCTTTTAATCCTAAACCCATTAGCCGAGCCTTTTTTGTCGATTTTTGCTCATCATATAACTTAGGTGTTTTCAGAGCAAAGCCAACTCTGAAACTAAGGTTAAAATCGCTCACATCCGACCATATCACCCAAAACCGCGCGCTCGTAGCCCCGCCACGCCTGCCCGCTTTGTGTAGTGGTTTTCATGCACCTGCATGACATAAGCAAAAGCCCGCCAGTTCTGGCGGGCCTCAGCAAAAACGATCCTCAAACGATCATGCGATTTCATGCGGCATAGTCATGCACAATAGCACTAACGCCTCGCGTGGCTCGTTGTTCAACGTTGCGGACGGTAAAAACCAGTTTTATCGTCCGCAACGTTCGCTAATGTAACCAGCTGTCGTCCTCCCAGACCTGCTGCATTATTTCCATCACTCGCTTTTTATCTTCATCCAGTTTTAACCCGCTCAGCTCAACGCCGTTGGCGCTGCCCTTGCGGATACGAATTGCTGTTTTGGGATACAGAGGGCGCAAATTACGGTAAAGCTCGGATTCAAGGGCGTCCAGTGTAGCCTGGCTAATCTTCTGCTCTTTATCGATCATTATTTCAATGCGCATACAGATTCCCCTCTAACTGGTTACGTCCATCGACCGGCAGTATTCATGGCTTCGGATTTTCGCCATCAGCTCGTCTGTCAGTTCGGACACCCACTGGATAGCCAGCCGCTTTTCTTCGTCGCTGCACTCACTAGCCGCTACAAGCTTGATAAAAAAATCAATGCGCTGGAGCTTCAACGACTCCAAAAGATAATCCTGCATTTTCCCTCCTATCACTACCTCGGACACACAATAACTGTATATATATCCGTCGCGGTAGGGATACCCGTTACCGGATACCCCCCGCACAGATCCCGGCGTGCGCGATTTACGCACCGGGCTCCTGCCTCGGGTGTCTGGCGGTGAACCGCTCCACAGGCCATGGATGAAGAACCCGAACCCTTGGTAGCCATGCGGCTGCCAGTTTGTTTGCTTTCGTCCAGGTCGTATCATCCTTCTGGCTCCTGCGCCTGAGCGCCCGGCGCCAGAGGTTTGTTACGTGTGTCCTGAACTTCTGCATGGTGGGGAAGTTGCCCGGTACCGAGTGATAGTTCAGGTATCCCTGAACCACTCTCCTGAGCCATTTTCCCTGTTCGGGGATTGAGTAATGCCAGCGCCTTCGCAGACCGTCTTTGATGGCTTTCAGAGTTGCCGTCATCCGATCCCGGCGGGTCTTTCGTATCAGCATGAACCTGCCGTTGCGATCTTTCCCGCTGATGTGCGTGAACCCGAGGAAGTTGAACGTTTCTGGTTTGCCTTTTCCCCTGATGGCACGGTTTTCGGCAGCGAAGCGGCCGAACTCCATCAGACGGGTTTTCTCCGGGTGAACCGTGAGTCCGAACTCCCTCAGTCTGCGCTGCATGGCTATACGGAAGCGCCGGGCATCGTATCGTTTGTCGAACCCGATGACGATGTCATCGGCGTATCTGACCATTACCACATTGCCTGTGGCATAGCGACGTCGCCACTGATGCGCCCACAGATCGAAGACGTAGTGGAGGTATATGTTTGCCAGCAGCGGTGAGATGACCGCACCCTGTGGGGTGCCTTCCTCCGTTGCTCGCCATTGACCCTCCTCCGACGTCCCGGCTGTGAGCCACTTACGTATGAGCCTGATTACCCTCCGGTCGCCGATCCGATGCTCTGTGAACCTGATCAGCCATTCGTGGCTCACCCTGTCGAAGAACTGACTGATGTCGGCATCCAGTACCCAGTTTACGTTAGTGCGTACCAGCCCTGTGGCCAGTGCGTCCAGTGCATCGTGCTGGCTTCGCCCGGGTCTGAACCCGTATGAGAACCCCATAAAGTCGTTTTCATAGACTGCGTTCAGGATTTTCACCAGCGCATACTGGACGATCTTGTCCTCCAGCGAGGCGATGCCGAGCGGGCGTTGTTTTCCATCCGCTTTTGGGATGTAGTGACGCCTGCCGGGCTGCGCCCTGTAGCTGCCCTGATGTAGCCTCCGGTGCAGATCTGTTATGTTGTTCTTCATGTTTCCGGCGTAGTCCATCCACCTGATGCCATCCACTCCGGCGGCCGCTTTCCTGCTCAGGGAGAGGAATGCGGCTTCCAGTGCTTCGACTGTCAGCAGGTGGAACAATGCTGTAAACCGTTCTTTCTTCCGCTGCTTCGCAGCTTCCCGCACGCGTGACAGCCTCTGTGACATGCTTTCCCGGCTCTGTGTCCGGCGCATGTGTGGCTGTTCCGCGTTCCCCTTGGCCCCGCTCCTTCGCTCCACTGACTCCGCTCCTTTCGGGTTGTTCGCCTGCTTCGCCGCTACTATGAGCGAGTCCGACTTCTCCTCTCCGTACATCACCGGCTATGACTCCTCGTCTTCCCGGTGCGGGCCATCTCCGACACTGGCAGATGGTCAGAGGGGAGATCTCCCGGTTCCCGCGTAGAGATCGTATTGACATGCCAGGGTCTCAGACCCCGCCGGGTGCATGTGGCACTCGCAGTATCGCACCCTATGATGTTGCCTTCCGTTAACAGTACAACGTCGGCACCCGGTAATTTAATATACATTTCGTG